TGTTTTTTATTTTGAGTCCGTAATTAAGATCGAACAGTCCCATTTCAGCGGCCGCTTGTTTTTCATTAAGCCTAAATTGGGTTTTGATAAACTTAGTCCCCCAATCTCTCCACTCTTTGTTTTGCTCCTCTGTCATTGTCCAATCATAATACCACTCATCTCGCCTGTCTTCTACATCTTTAAACCTTACTTCATGACCTGCGAATTCAAACATTTTGTCAATTAAAACAACCGCAATCTGACGTTTATCTAGTCTTGCCATAACATATTATTTTAATCCCACCAACTGCGAAGGTCTGAACCGTCCCAGTCTTTATATTGTTTATATTTTTTGCCTTCTATGATTTGCCACAATTCTTTCCATTCTTTAGTCTCTAATTCGTGAGCTTTCTTGAATACCAATTTATTGTGTTCTTTCTGTTCTTCTGTCTCTTCATCTACTAAGGTATACTTACCATTCTCAGTCTCTTCAAACTCCATCTCTCCTAAGTAGACCTCACCATAGATCTCTTCTGTCCTGGATATATAATTATCTTCGATCTTGTTTTTAAGAAGCTCGATAGCTCTTCTCATCTTAGACAACTTCTTGTCAAGAGATAAAGACTCTTCAATCCCCATAGATCTCAATCCTTGTTCTTGAATCTCAAGAGACCTTTTTAAAATCATAAGAGTAAAGGAATAGTCCCACCAACTGTGAGACCACAACTCACGGCGAAAACTCCAAACGTTCTTTATGAACCTAGGGAGTCTATTCCTGAACATGTTATAGAACCTGAAAACAGGATGTCTATGCCACTTCAGTCTCTTTAAACTCTTAAAAAAGGAATCTTGGGCTTGAATCTGCATAACCTTCATTTATAACAAATATACAAAAAATAAGAAAAAGAATAAAATAATTCTTTATAGTATTAAGCTATTTTAAATGTTGGTCGACTATCCTGCATTAAAACTACGCTGGATAAAATATATAGCGCCTGCAACATTTACATTTCCACCATCTGCGTATATCTTAAATTGGTTACCATTTGTTACAAAGTCAGCATCAGCATAGAAATTAAAAACCTCAAAAAAGTTTTCCCACACGTTATTACCTTTAGCAAATACTAAACTCTTAGAAACCCTGTCATAAGGAGTTGCTCCAGTAGAAGATAGTGATATATCTATATGAGTCTGATTGGCATTAGGGGCTTTAGCCTTAAAAGTAACTACGACACTATAAACATCTCCTTCATTCTGTGTTTGTATTTTTTGAGTACCTCCATCATAGAAACTCACAGAAGAATTCATATAAGTAGTGATAGAAAATCCAGCATTGTTAGGTAAAACTACAGCTGCTGCGCCATCAGTTACAGTAAAAAAACTACTAGTCGTATAAGTAGTGTCATCAAATCTAGCCCATCCAAGGCCTGACCCTCCTAAACCTGGAGTGGATCCAGTTACATAATTTTTAATATTTTCGAGAGTAGTATACTTTGTCACTCCTCCTTGTACGTCAGCAAACAATTCTGCTCCTGTAAGTAATGAAGATTGCGGTAACCCTGATATCGGCAAATCTGGCATGGTGTTATATTTCTATTGTTACGTAAATTTTAGATCCGTCTTCTTGTAGTATATAGTACAAGTCTTCTTGTTGTAAAAATCCTTCTTGTACTATCCTTTTAGTCTTTGAAGCTCCACCGCACTCTTTCATAGAGTGGTGCATTTTCATGGCACAAATCTCTTCAACAAGAATATTATATCTATGAATTTGTTCTTGGATAGGTAGCCTCTTTATTTGAGGAAGTTGTGAAAATTGAAGCCACGATATCTCTTGTAACATATCCATATCTTATAAATATAGAGAGACTAAGAGTATTTTTTTAATTCTGCATCCTTTCTTGTATGTAAGACATGTCTAGGTTTACCTGACTTTGTTAATCCTATCATATAAGCTTTTTCTTTAATAAGTGGTAAAACCTTTTCTATTCTATCATTAGTCGCATTGTTTCCCCAGATACACAAAATCTTGTCGCATGACTTGACCATTTCTACAATCCACATATCATTCCCTGGGCCTACAGGATCCTCAACTGTCTTAAGATATTTTGGGTTAGGTGTTATGTATCCGTACAAGTTTGTTATGATCAGGCTGTCATATCCTTCTCTCAGGGCTATTTGAGATAGTATTGATACTGTACTGTTCTTACCGTTCTTAATAAAGGATGGGTTTAGGCCTAAAATACCTAAAGGCTTCTTAGCCTCTTCGTTAATAGGATATAGTCTAAAGTATTGATGCTTTTCGCAATCACTTACTATTCTTAACTCTTTCATTTTGTAGTTGTACACAGTGATTATAAAGGTCCATCATAGTTCCGTCAAAACCTTCCATGATCGTATCTAACTCTTCAGATTTAATTCTAAACTCTCTCCAAAAATCTTTCTTCATATTCTTCATGATCTCGGCTTCCTCTTTCAAGAAGTCTTCATGAAGCTTTTTATGTCTTGCTCTGAATAAACTGATCTTATCTAACTTCTCTTCATATGTTTTAAAGCCTTCTACTGCATCTTCAAGAAGATAGTTCTCATGTTCTGCTTGATAATAGTAGTCTGAAGGTTCATAATCACCATTCAGTATCTTATCGTGTAGTGTTCTTCTATCGGTAAGAGTTTGTCTTTGTTGATAGCGTCTCCACCAAACAAATTGATTGTAAGTCTTTTTTTGTAACTTAGATAACTTTTGTTCTAAGAACTCTCTCGATAACCTTGATTCAAACATCATAACTTATTATTTAAACATATCGTAGTGTCTAGGATACACGTGAAGATTAGTAATGAACCAGTGCATACTACCTGCTGGATAACCTGTTTTTTCAGATACTAACTCTAATAGTTTAGCAAATGTGTATTGATCGTTACAGAAGCCAAACACAAGATCGATAGATCTAGCGAATACTGTAAGATGTAGTTTGTCGTCTTTGATATAGAAGTTGAGTACATCATTACAAGGAGTGTCGTATTTGTATCTGTCTATGTCTTGGATTAGATAGTGAACAACGATAGCTCGTCTAGTTTCTTTGTTGAGTTTAAGTTCGTTGATAACTTTTCTAAGCTGTTGATTGTAATTCCAGAAGTAGCCATAGTTAGAGTTAACTTCTGTTGTACCTGGTATCATCATTTGCTTCCATATCTTAGCACGTTCACTGATCTCTTTTGCATCACGATCACCTTCACGATACCATTCCCATTCATACTCTGCATAGTCTTGATTGAACTTACGTTCTGGTGTTTTGATGACTTTATCAAGAGGATCTTGGATAGTGAATGATTGATTGAACTTTGCTTTAGTACCTGCGAAGTCTACACCTTCGTTGAGTATGTCTTGAAACAATAGTTCAAATGCATCAGTTGGATTCTTGTACATCATATTGTTCTACTTGTATAAATTGTTTAAGAAAGTCAATACCTTGTAAGTTACGATACTCATTCAAATATACAACTCTTTTTATACCTGATTGCAAAATAAGTTTAGAGCAGTCTAAACACGGACTAAGTGTTAAGTATAAAGTGGAACCGTCTACAGAGTTACCTGTCTTTGCGGCTTTAAGGATAGCATTACACTCTGCGTGAATAACGTGGGCAAAAGTGACATCGTCTTTCTCACAACAGTTGTCCATTCCAGAAGGAGTGCCGTTATAACCAAAAGAAATAATGTTACCGTCTTTAACTAAAACTGCGCCGACTTTAGATCGAACGCAGTGTGACAGAGTAGAAGTTTCCTTTGCTATGTTTATAAATACTTTGTCTAATTTAGTCATTAATTTCTGTCTATTAGAGTTTCAATTAAAACCCAACTAAAAAACATGATACCAATTGGAAGATTTACTGAATAGCCTAAACTAACTGATAATCCTAGGCCTATAACTATTTTAATAGCTTTTAATCCATCTTTAACTGTTCTTTTGTACCAATAATCAAAATAGTTTCTCATAACATTATATTTTATAATCCTGTTGAACCAAAACCACCAGAACCTCTTTCTGTGTTTCTTTGAGGAAGTTCATCTACTTCTTCTACATCAAAGTATGAAACAGGAACTAAAACAAATTGTACTAGCTTTTGACCTGTTGCAACTACTTGTTCTTTGTCTGATGTGTTGATCATATGGAGATGGATCTCGCCTTCATAATCTTCATCAACTACACATGCGCCAACTGACAAACCTTGCTTAACAGCAACGCCTGATTTGTTAAATGCAATTAAAGCATATCCTCTAGGTACTTGTGCTTTAATACCTGAAGGGATTAATACTGCTTGGCCTGGATTTAATGAGACTGTTTCAAAATCTTCAGGGACATAGAAGTCTATTCCTGCTGAAACCGACGTACCTCTATTTGGTGTTTTTACGTTTCTGATTTTTTGTACTTTCATTTTGTAGAGCATTTTGGTAATCGTTTAGTGAAGCAATATAAGCTACACAATCTAATAGGTTGTCTTCTTTGTGATTGTAAGCCTGTCTCGACAACTTGAGTGCAATCATGGCATTATACATGTCAGTTGCTGTAATCTCTTTACGGCTTAACAACGATGCAATCTTGGCAGCTTCCTGCATACCTTCTTGCATTGGGCCATATTGACGGGCCTTTTCCTCAGATCTCTTGTAGATGATCTCGTTTGCTTGTTCTAGAATGTTCATTGAATAAATATAAAACAGAATTGATAAATAGTAAAATCAAAGTCCTAAGTATCTAGTGATGTCACTCTTATCACCCCACTCTCTTTGAGAATCGATGTCACTTGGCTTAATTGTAGGCTTAGGCATATTTCTGGCTACGTTCCAGAACCAATCTCCAGAGTTGCCATAACGTTTCATATAGTCCCAACCTTTTGCATCATAGGTTTTAATGCAATCAAATGGAGTATCAATATCACAATCCTTTAAGAACTCTTTGTGGTAAGCATAGAATTTAGCTCTACCAAGTTCACCTGGTTGTACGTTTCTTGCAACAGCTACAGCATGAAAGTTTGTATTAGGTAGTGCAATCTGAAGTGTTCTAGACAAAACTCCTGTAGAGAATACTGACCA